GTAATTGGTGCTTGGGGACCAGGAACACCTGGTGCGGGACCAACAATAGCGTAATGAGGATATAAGTTATGAGTGAAAAACTGATTAAATACGGTGCTGGTGGAAAACCTATGATTGATGAGAAACAAACATTAATTGAGGTCGTTCACGAAGATACCCCTGTGAAAAAAAGTAGCAGGAAGAAAAAGAAAGTTTTGAGTGAAGTAATATCTGAGGAATCTTCTGATATAAAATTGGAAGATTCCAAAGATGATAAGGAAAAAAAAGATGAAAAGATTTAAAAGTTTTATAAGAGAAAATAATCTTGTTGAAAAGCAAAATATGGAAATAACAACATTAGATTTTGATAAGATGGCTGAGTTTAAGAAAGCAATAAAGTATCTTGAAAAACAAGGCATTGGCAAATCAGACCAAAGTGGTGGTGGTGGTCTGGAGTATAGTTATGATTTGGATATGTATGGAGATTCTCTATGGATTCATAATCTGGATATGTTTTCACCCAAGATGAAGTCTAAAAGAGATGTTATCGCTTTCTTAAAGAAAGGAAAATTTAAACTTGATGTACGTTGGATTGGTGCAGAATCAACAGAACGTGAAGGAACACACCTTGATGAGACTCGTTCAGATTTAGGTGCAACTAGTCCTGGAGTTAATCCAGGTTTTGGTGGCGAATTGATTGGCGATAATATGAATCTTGCAGACCTTAGTAATGATATGGTTGTACGAGAATTAAATTCATATGTAGGTTCAATTAGTGGAGAATATTTAAATCCATATCATGCAATCAAAAAATTGCGTGAAACATTGAATTCGGTAGGTATTGATTTTAATATACCTACTTTCGCAGAAGATAATGGAGAAGTATCTGAAGTGTTAATTGTACATGGTGGAAGATTTGGAAAAACTGGAGAGGAATCACCAGAAGAAATCACAAACGACCCAAGTGGACAAGCACATATGAGAGAAAATCCTATCAAGATTCACTTCACGCATGATTTAAGTCCTGCTGGTTCAACATTGTTGACTGCAAGACTTGGTGAATAAGTTTAAATTTTAACGAATTGTGGTTTTATTATGTATGAGAAGATAACACAGGATAATTGGATTATGTTTGCAATTAAACATTACAATAATCCAGAGTGCGAAGGAGAAAAAGAATTTTATGATGATTTAAAGAAATTTAAATACATCAAACGACTTCTTCGCAAATATTATGAAACAGGTAAGTTGAAAAAGACTTTGTTATTGAACCATATAACACTTTTGATTAATGTGTTTGATGGTGAAGTAGCCGCAACTTTGTTATTGTTTAAGATAGATAGAAAATATTGGAGTGCATTAAAAGCGTTTATGTTATTTTTAAATATATTAAGACCAGATGAATTGAATGATATAGAAACTGATGAGGTACTTTTGAGAGAATTAAAAGAGATATAAAAATGGACATGAAATCATTTAAAGAATATAGCATGCGAAGTGTAGGACTTTCACGACCTGGTACTTCTAAAAAAGTATTTCCTGTTTTAACACGAAAAGGTTCTGATAGTAATATAGGACTTCAAAGAGGCGATGTGCCATTACAAAAAGCTATGAATGATGCTGGGAAAGTAGTTCGAGTTAGACTAACTCCGACCCAAATAAAACAATATATCACGGTTCTTAAAAAGAAATATAAAGAATATGGTGGTAAGGACAAAGACCTTTTGAATTCCTTTACAGAAAGATTGGAACAAAAGATTATGGATGAAGGTAAGTCATTCTCTGGCAAAGAAGTTGCAAAAAGAATGAGAGCGATGAAAAAGAGCTCAGGAATGTCTGCTTTTGTAGGTAAAGTTGAAAACATGAAAACAGTTACACGAAAGCAATTGGAAAAGATGTTCTATAAATGGCCAGAGCATGTTGCTGATAGTGATATTACAAAAGTACTGGGAGAAGTTAGAGGAAATTAAAATGGGTTCAGCAATTGATTTATTTGTAGCATATCGTTTTTTGAGAATACTTACGACTTCATTCGAAAAATCAGATGCATTTAAATTTGGTATTATTGATAAAAAAGGCAATAGAATTAGAAAACTAAATTCATCTAAACCTGCTGTTGAGTTAACAACTTCAGATTTAAAAAATTCATATACTATTTTACATAAACTTGTTTTTAATATTAAAAAAATATTTGCAAAAGTACCTGGTTTAAGGACAAAAGTGGGTACATATGCAGCTGCATTATTTTTACTTAAAGATACATTTAAAGAACATTTTGAAGACCCCCGATTTATAGAAAAAACATTTTTGGAATATTTAAAAGAAAATTATGAAATAGATGATAGTGTATCTGAAGAAGTCATTGGGTTTGGAGAGATATTACCTAAAGGGGAATATATGCTTCAAAATGATATTTTAAGCAAACAATCTGAAGATATAGTTGCACAGAAAGGTGATAAAGTTTTTGCAACACAGGATACTTCGCCTATTGATACAATTTTAGGTGTAGAAATTTTTCCTGTTATCCACGAAAAATCAAAAGAGACATTATATATAAGTTTAGAGGATATAAAAGAAAGATGAACAAAAAACCAAAATTTGCTGAAGTGATGAAACGATACTATAAAGATGAAAAGTTAGGTCTTCAAAAACCGACTACCGTATTACCAGAAGATGTACCGACAACTGCAACTGGTACTGCAGTAGCGGGAACAGGTGATGATAGTTCGACTGTTCCAGTTCGCCCCAAAAAGAAGAAAAAATTTATTCAAATGGATGGCAGAGTGAGAGAAGCTAAAAAATTCGTTGAACGTATTATGTCATTAAGAGCAAAAAGAGAAGAATTAAAAAAACAAGTAAAGGTATAACTACGAAATGAAAAAAACTTTCAGGGAATATACCTACCCCTATCTTCCTATTGATTCGTACAAACCGATATCAGATTTGAATGCGTCTACAATGGATGCTTATGGTTCTAGTGGTGCGGGCTTTGATACTTTTAAACCAATGGTAACAGGGCAAAAAAGACAATTAGTATCTAAATCCCAATTAGACCAAGTTGAAAAGTATGCAGATAAGATTTTTAGGTCTTTAAAGATTGATATAGAATTTAGTAATCATTTTCTTGCGAGATTAAATGATGCAAGAAATAAAGAACAAATCACAACAAACGAATTACTTACTTTATTTAAAAAATCACGAGAAAAATATGGAACTAAAATAAAATCTATGGGCTCAGAAGCACAAGCGGTAATCAAAGATATGAACAGCGATATTAATCTACCATTTGTATTAGCCGTAGATAAAAAAAATAATGAACTCGATTTTGTTGCAAAAACCATAATGAGAAAGAAAGATTTTAAGACGACTAATCCAATATTAAGAGTAGAAAACTTTAAGAATTTTCGTGACTTTCGAGAATTATTAGAAAAAGTTCGTGAAGTTGATGAAGCAAAGAAACCTAAAATTTCTGATAAAACTTTTGGTGCTCAAATTTTTATAAAAACGAAAGATGCTCTAAAATTAATACCTATACTTAAATCAGGTTCACAAGTTACTGTTCAATTATCTGGTATTACTGGTGGTACGACTGATACTAGATATGCTACAAAAGGTAAAAAGAAGCTTGGTGCATCTTGGAAAGACGGCAATATAGAAATTTATGACGTTAAACATGATGACAGTTTTCCACATTGGTTAACTAATCTTTTAAATAATAGAAAGTATTCATCTATAAAACTTTTACAAACTTATAATCGAAAAAGATAATTCCAAACAACAGAAGATATAAATAGATGTATGGATAGTTATGCGATAGGAATATGTGTAGTAATACTCGTATGGTATGTTTATACGGTATATAAGTAAAAGGAGTGATATGAAATGGGATTAAAGGGAATGTTAATTATGGGTGTCTTGATGGTTGCTATGGCAGGTGGTTTTTATTTTTATTATAAGGATACACAAAATCGTATTCGAGTGTTGACGGAGAACAATGCAAAATTAGCAACTGCAGTTCAAATTCAACAAACAGCAATAGATACTTTACAAGAAGATGCAGAGAAATTTAATAAATTAAATCATCAATTGCAAATTAAATTAGATGATGCTGAAAAGGAGCAAGACGCATTACATAAAAAATTACAAAGACATAATTTAACGAGAAATGCATTAAGAAAACCAGGTTTAATAGAAAAGATAATAAATAGGGCGACTAAAAGAGAACATAAATCTATAGAGGATTTAACACAACGACCAACGAGGTAATATGTCATGGAAATAAAAGCGGTACTATTAATATTAGGATTAATTTTTGGAACAACTGGTTGTTCTTTTTTAAGTGGAACAAAGGCTTTAAATGTAAGAACCATTCGGGTTGATAGAACTATTCCCATTCAACCATGGCCAAAACCAGTATCAATGAATGGTATACATTTTTATGTTGTAACAGCAAAAAATCTTGAAGATTTTAAGGAACGATTTTTAAAGCAAAATTCTGACTTGGTATTTATTGCAATGTCTATAAGAGATTATGAAAATCTTGCGTTTAATGTCCAAGATGTAAAACGATACATTAAACAACAAAAAGAAATTATTATATATTATGAGATAGTAGCAGAAGGTACAAAAAGAGAAATAAAAAAAGAGAAAGAATAAAATGCCAAGTTTAAAAAAATATTTTAATTATTGTCTAGGTATAACTTTTGAAAATGATGTGCAAAATAATTATTTTTTTGCAGAGTGTTCTTCACTTGCTTACCACCGTGGAAAATTTGTCAAAGAACAATTTGACAATATAGGTTTTAAAAATCATACATATTTAAGTATTAAAAGTGCTCAAGTTCATATTGCAAGTAATACAGGACATATTATAATTGCATTTCGTGGAACAGAACCACAAGAATTGAATGATATTAAAGCGGATATATCTCTTTTTAAAAGACCAGCAAAAAGTGGTCAAGAAGGTTGGGTACATAGAGGATTTCAAAAAGAAGTTGATAAACTTTGGAATAGTATTTTAGAGGTATTGCCGAATACAACTAAAAAACAGATTTGGATTACTGGACATTCACTCGGTGCTGCTATGGCAACTATTTGTGCATCAAGATTGGAACACCTAAATCCAAAATTATATACATATGGTTCACCCAGAGTAGGTGGTGAAATTTTTTGTAAAGGATTGAAAGTAGAACATAAAAGATTTGTTAATAATAATGATGTAGTTCCAAAATTTCCATTATGGATAATGGGGTTTTCACATCATGGGGAATTGTGTTATATCAACCATTACGGAAATATGAGGAATGGAGAATCATACTGGCAGAGATTTAAAGATAAAATAAGAGGCAGATGGGCTGCTCTTAAAAAGTGGCAGTTTTTTGATGGATTTAAAGACCATTCATCTTCTCGTTATTCAAATAAACTAAGAAATCTTTGGTCTGCAATAGTATAAAAGGAAAAAATTATGTGGTATTTTTTATTAAAAGCAATCGCTAGTGGTATTATTGGTAGTGCAACGGCAAAATGGTTTGAGACAACTGCTTTAGGCATATGGACATATGCAAAGTTTTCTCAATTTTATAATTGGGCTGCAGATAGATATGATTTAAATATTCTTGAAACAGAAGAACAATGGAAGAAAAAGTATCCAAATATTGCAAAGAAAATAAATGATTTGGAACAAAAAATTGAACAAATGGAGAATAAAAATGTCTAAATGGATGAAAGATAGATTTGATGAAAGAACGACTTGGGATGGAACAACATTGATTTTATTCGGTATTGTTGTTATTTTTTTTAGTCCTATTGCTAAGTTGTGTGCATACGCAGCTATAATTTATGGTGCATGGACTTTAATGACCGAAGAAAAATAATTGAATAAGGAGGGCTGTTAACATGGCAAATGAAACGACTAAAGGAAATTCATGGTCATCAAGTGTATCAATGGAAAAAAATTTACGTACAGAATTTGAAGTTTTGCAACGAGACGTTTCAGAGATGAAACATCTTCATATTAGATTAGATAAAGCGATTACAAAAATTATAGAAGTATCAAGTTCTATTCATATCATGTTAGCAGTTCATGAAGAAAAGCTTGAAAGACAAGAAGAAATTATTAATGATAATACACTACAGATAGAAGCAAAAAGAAAAGAATTAGCGATAGATATCAAAGAAATTCATAGTAGAATTACTGCCATTAATAGCGAATTATATGATAGAGTTAGCAATACTGAAAAACACATTATAGAAAATACTAAAAAACATATTGACGATTTAAGAATTGGGTTGAATAATAGAGTTGGTGTTCTGGAAAATTGGAGATGGTTAATTGTTGGTGGTGCGATTGTGATAGGATTTGTATTGAATAAATTTATACAGTTTTAATGTTGACTTTTCTATTTTTTTAATGTAATATATAAGAAAGACTTTATTATGTACAATCATATTGATGTAGAATTCATGAGAAGATTATCTTCTCAATTAAAATCATATAAAGAGAAAGGGAATAATTTATTCAATTTCAGATGTCCAGTTTGTGGTGATAGTAAAAAAAGTAAAGTCAAAGCAAGAGGATATGTCTTTCAAAAAAAGAATGACTTTTTTTATAAATGCCACAATTGTTCAGTAGGATTAACCTTGGGTAATTTAATAAAATATGTTGATATAGATTTACATAAACAATATATAATGTCGAGATATACATCTAATATACATTCATCGGAAAAACCAAAATTTGATTTTAAACCACCAGAGTTTAAAAAACGTATTGATATAGATTTACATGAACTTAAAAGTTTTGATGTTTTAGAAACTTCACACCCAGCAGTAAAATTTTTGGAAGAAAGAAAAATTCCAAAAAAATATTATTCTAAATTATATTTTACATCTGGATTTTTTGAATTTACCAATACACTTTTACCTGATAAATTTCCATCACTTAAAGATGACCATCCAAGATTAGTTATTCCATTTTTTAATAAGGAAAATATTTTATTTGGTTATCAGGGTAGAGCATTCGGGAAAGAAAATCCAAAATATATTACGATAATGTTAGAAGAAAGAAATAAAATATTTGGTCTTGATAGAATTGATTTTAATAAACATGTTTATGTTGTTGAAGGCCCGATTGATAGTCTTTTTCTTGACAATTGTCTTGCTGTTGCTGGTGCTGATTTTAAATTAGATATGGATGAAAAAAATTACACAGTTATCTATGATAATGAACCAAGAAACGTAGAGATAATAAAAAGAATGGAAAAGTCCATTAAACAAAATCAGTCGATTGTAATTTGGCCTGACAATATTAATGAAAAAGATATTAATGACATGGTGCTTTCTGGTAAAACTTCTGCAGAAATTCATGGAATTATAAGTAATAATACTTTATCCAATCTCCATGCCAAAACGAGATTAATAGACTGGAAAAAGATTTAAGGAGTCATAACGAATGCCTAATAATTTACCTACTCAATATCAACAATTTATTCATTTATCAAGATATTCAAGATGGATACCTGAAGAAAATAGACGAGAAACTTGGAATGAAACGATATCAAGATATTTTACTTTTTTTGAGAAACATTTAAAGAAAATGCACAAATATAAAATGACGGATAAGTTGAAAAAACAATTGAGAGATTTTATATTAGAGTTAAAAATTATGCCTTCTATGAGATGTCTTATGACTGCTGGTGATGCACTTGAAAAAGAAAATATTGCAGGATATAATTGTTCGTATGTTGCAGTAGATAGACCACAAGCATTTGATGAAATTCTTTATATTTTAATGAATGGAACAGGAGTTGGATTTTCTGTTGACAGACAAGCAGTTAATAGTCTTCCAGTTGTTGCAGAAGAATTTCATCCAACTGATACAAAGATAGTTGTTGCAGATTCAAAACTTGGTTGGGCAAAAGCATTTAAAGACCTTCTTGCAATGGTATATCATGGACAAATTCCAAAATGGGATTTAAGTAAAGTAAGACCAGCAGGCACACCATTAAAAACTTTTGGTGGTCGTGCATCTGGGCCAGAACCATTAGATGATTTATTTAAATTTTGTATAAAAATATTACGCAATGCAGCTGGTAGAAAACTTACTTCTCTTGAATGTCATGATATTATTTGTAAGATTGCAGAGATAGTTGTCGTGGGTGGTGTAAGACGTTCTGCATTGATTTCTCTTTCTAATTTATCTGATGATAGAATGAGAGCTGCAAAGACTGGAAGATGGTGGGAAACAGAACCACAGAGAGCACTTGCAAACAATTCTGCGATATATAATGAAACTCCAGATACGGGAATTTTCTTAAAAGAATGGAAATCATTATATGATTCTAAATCTGGTGAAAGAGGAATTTTTAATCGTGCTTCTGCTGTCAAGATTGCTGCTCAAAATGGCAGAAGACAAACTGATGGAATAGACTTTGGAACAAATCCTTGTTCTGAAATCATCTTACGTTCAAGAGAATTTTGTAATTTATCGGAAGTTGTAATAAGACCAGAAGATACTATGGAAACCTTAAAGGAAAAGGTAAGACTTGCGACTATTTTAGGCACTTTTCAATCCACATTACTTAATTTTAAATATATTGCAAAAGAATGGAAAAAGAATTGCCAAGAAGAAAGACTTCTTGGGGTTTCTCTTACAGGTATAATGGAATGTTGTTTTACGAATGGTAAAGAAAAGGGCTTGGATAAAAGATTACAAGAGTTAAAACAAGTTGCAATTGATACAAATAAAAAATATGCAAAGGATATTGGTATTAATCATTCAGTTGCGATTACTTGTGTAAAACCATCTGGAACAGTTTCACAATTAGTTAATTCTGCGTCTGGTATTCATGCGAGACATAATCCATTTTATATTCGTACAGTTCGTGGAGATGTGAAAGACCCACTTTCAAAAATGATGATTGATGCAGGATTTCCAAATGAAGAAGATTATACGAACAAACATAATGTTGTATTTTCGTTTCCACAATCATGTGATAAAGATGCAGTCTTTCGTAGTGATATGACTGCTATTGAACAATTAGAGGTTTGGAAAATTTATCAAGAACATTGGTGCGAACATAAACCATCTGTAACGATTTCTGTAAAAGAAAATGAATGGATGGAAGTAGGAGCATGGGTTTATAATAATTTTGATTTTATGAGCGGCGTGTCATTTTTACCATTTACCGACCATGTTTATAAACAAGCACCGTATCAAGATTGTACGGAAGAAGAATATAATGAATTTTTAAAGAAGATGCCTAAAAATGTAGACTGGCGAATGTTATCAAGATACGAATCTACAGATACGACTATTTCAAGTCAAGAATTGGCATGTGGTGGGCAAGATGGAAATAGTTGTGATATCACTTTTACCCCCGCTGGAATTTCGTAGGATGATTGACGAAAAATCCGCTGCCAGGCGCATTTTAAACCCCCTTTTAGACACTTTCGAAGTGTGTAAGTGTCTTTGCTTTAAATGACCTAAAAATTATAGTAAAGAATATTATGAAAAACCAGAACAGAAAGAAAAGAAGAAAGAATATATGAGAGAATATATGAGAGAATATTATGCGAAAATCCAGGCCGGGTAGCGAATTCAACCCAAAAGCTCTAAAAGTAGGAATAGATTACAGCATGACATGTCCCGCCATTTGTCTCTCGTTTGCTGAAGACGTTTCTTGGGACACCTGTAAAGTTCATTATCTTACGGACAAGAGAAAATATATAGGTAGTTTTGCTGATGGAAAGATTGTTGGAGAAATTCTTTATAAAGATTGGGACTGCCAGCAAGAAAGGTTTCACGCACTAAGCAATTGGATTATGATTCAGCTGAAACTTGATAGTTGTATCAAAGTATATTTGGAAGACTACTCTTTGGGAAGCAAAGGTAGAGTTTTTTCTATCGCAGAAAATACTGGTATTTTAAAATATAATCTTTATCTACAAGGCAATCCTGTGAAGTTAATACCACCCAGTATAATAAAAAAATATGCTACTGGAAAAGGAAATGCCAATAAAGAATTAATGTATGAGGCATTCTATAACGAAACAAAAGTTGATTTACAAAACATATTAAATTGTTCTATCACAAATCCTTTGACTGATATAGTTGATGCTTATTTTATTTGTAAATATGGAAAAAAATATGAATAAAGATAAAATTGATGATAACAAGAGAAAGATGAGGCAATATATTTTCATTATCACAAAAATTAATAAACTGGTTATAGAATTAGAGACTGCAGTTCAACAAGTTTTTGCAGAATTATCTAAAGAAGAATTAGAAGAATTGATTGAAAATAATTTGGGGGCAATCATCTTCGATTGGAAAGGTCAAGCACAGGAAGAACTGGGTAGAAGAAATGAGCAGAAATTAATTGATTATACTTTAGGAAAGATATAATAAGTGTTTTATTGATGTTCTGATTGTATAAATATCAGTAATAGAAGGTAAGGAGAGAGCTTCTAAATGAATAAAATATTACTTTTTTTTCTACTATTATCGCTGATAATTACGCCTTTAAATCCTGTTTTTGCAGATGACAATTCTGATTCTACACAAACTAACACTAGTGGAAGTAATACTTCTATTAGTGGTGGTTATACATCTGAAACAACAAATACTTATGATGGTGGGCAAACGAATACCACGACTACTACATCTACTAATACATCAAGCACAAACCAAAAATCAATACCAGTTGGGAATGCAAGTGCTCCTTCAATGTCGAGTTACTCGCAAGACCTTTGCACCGTTGGTGTAGGATTCGGTGTCCAAACACTTGGACTTGGTATATCGGGTGGAACATATTTTACTGACCAGAATTGTGAAAGAATGAAATTATCAAAACTTCTTTATGATTATCAGATGAGAGTTGCTGCTGTTGCGATACTCTGCCAAGATGATAGAGTGTTTAGTGCAATGGAACATGCTGGAACTCCAT